AAGGACGATAAAGTCAAAGCGCATAATCTGACAGCAGACGAACTGGAGACACTCATTGACTCCAAGAAAGTAAAACTTGGAGAGGATGAGATTATTCCGTTAGAACTGTCAAAAAACACTGATGGCTCGTATTGACAAAGAGCCTATATACAGGGTATGATTTCATTAAACCACTGAGAATTTTTCATGGCAAAAGGATTTAAAGTACAGGCTGCGACTCCAACCGCGCCTGCAGACGATTTTAATATCGAAGCATGTAGAGAGGATATTCGCGGCAAGAAGATTGTATTTTGTCTTCCTGGACGTGGATGTTCTTACACATTTCTGAAGAACTTTGTACAACTGTGTTTTGATCTTGTACAAGCTGGTGCAGCGATTCAGATCTCACAGGATTATAGTTCGATGGTGAACTTTGCACGTTGTAAGGTTCTTGGAGCAAATGTGTTGCGTGGTAAGAACCAGATTCCTTGGGATGGGAAACTCGAATACGATTATCAGTTATGGATTGATAATGACATTGTTTTCAATTCTGAGAGTTTCTGGCGTCTCTATCAGTTGGGGATGGAAAAGGAGATCGCAGCTGGTTGGTATGCCACTGAGGATGGTCACACAACTTCCGTTGCTCACTGGTTGGACGAAGAATCGTTCAAAGCCAACCGTGGTGTGATGAACCACGAAACCGTTGAGACCATCTCGAAGAAACGTCAACCATTCACTGTGGACTACACAGGTTTTGGTTGGGTTCTGATTAAGAAGGGCGTCTTTGAAAACCTCGAATACCCTTGGTTTGCACCTCAGATGCAAGTCTTCGAATCTGGTGAGGTTCAGGACATGTGTGGTGAGGATGTCAGTTTCTGTCTCGATGCCAAGAAACAGGGCTTAGAGATCTGGTGTGACCCTAAGATTCGTGTTGGGCATGAAAAGACTCGAATCATCTGATCTAGAGATTTATAGAGTTCTTGTCGAAGGGCGCGTAGTCTTCTCGGGTAATGAGGATGAAGCCCTTGACATGATCACCGATCTCTCGTTACAATACTACGAAACGGGTGAACCTCATCCGTCCACCATTACACTCGAAAGAATTCCTGAAGATGGCTAGACTGAAAGCATCCCTATCGGGGAAAAAGATTATTGAAAGTAAGCCCAAGAAAACTCGACAGGGTTGCGGTCAACACACTAAATACGCCGCATCCTCAAGAAACAAAGCACGTAAACGTTATCGCGGACAAGGTAAAGGTTAATGAGTTACAACATCGAACTTCGTACTCCTGAGGGTACAGTAAACATCACCTGTGATGAAGATACTTACATTCTTGATGCAGCCGACGAACAAGGAGTCGATCTTCCATATTCTTGTCGTGCTGGTGCATGTTCTTCTTGTGCCGGCAAGGTTCTTGAAGGAACTGTGGACAACGAGGATCAAACCTTTTTGGATGATGAACAAATGGAAGCCGGTTACGCACTCCTTTGTGTGGCTCGTCCAACTAGTGATCTCGTCATTCAAACGGATGTTGAAGAGGAACTCTAATGCAACTAGTCGTCAATCTCCCTCCTCAGAAAGTCTGGGTTCGTAAAGAATACCTCAGAGACCTACAGGATGGTCATGGCGAGTTTGTAGAAGGCGTCTGGGTGTCGGCTAAGTCGATACCTGGGCGCGCATTTTATTTTGAGACATATTTGCCTGAATATGCGGCGATGTATGACAAACTCCCCATCAGTGCATTTGTGTCCCGTCCAGAGACGCCTGACCCTGATCTAGACCTTCCTAATCTACAGTTTTGGAACTGTATGGACTATGGTGTCAGGTGTATTGAGAAACAGTTCATTGGTTCAATGGATTTTGAACTGAGAACTCGTAACTATGGCTCTATCAAAGGTGAATATTTGTTTACATTGGACAATTTCCATCCTGATGTAGACATAACTAATTGTAACGTGAGTGAAATTCCAGAAGAACACAAGTCTCACAACTGTATTGAGCTTGAAAATGGTCAATTTGCACTCTATCCAAACAACAGGATGCGTATTTTTGACCTCTCGATCACTCCAGAGGAACCAAAAATCCCCGATTTCAAGGTTTCTACCAAATATTACCAAGTTGAGAACGGTGTAAGATGGGGTAGATTAGGTGATACGGACGAATATTTCTGGAAAACACCTGAAGAACGTGAACCTTGTCCAAATTGCGGACAAAATCCTTGCGATGTGCGTTGTATACACGCTGACTAGGGATAGGAACCCCTTAAAAAGTTCTGTTTTTTCCTACAAAGACAGAAAAATGGCTCAAAATCCAGTAGACTTAAGTCAAGATTATATCAAAAGTGGTATGAGATTGATTACTCATCCCTCTTCTGATGCACTTTTAGACAAGGCTAAGAAGAAAAAGTATGCAGTTCCTGAAGATAGAATGTCAAGACCATGTGGAGGACCTGGTGGTTTTGATGACTTCGTTGAACGTTGGCATGAATAGTATAAATATAGCAGAAAATCTGTATCGGTAGATGTCTGCTGTTCGCCAATCACGTCGTTTTAAGGATATTTCGTTGTCTTTCACGAGACATCCTGTAACTAATGATGTGATTGCGATTACAAATGAAGATGCAATCAAGAGATCTGTAAGAAATCTTGTAGAAACCATTAATAATGAACGACCATTTAACTCTTTAATCGGTTCTGAAGTCAGAAATAGTCTCTTTGAACCAGCTGATCGTGATATTTTAATTCGATTAGAGACTGAAATTGAGACTTCGATCAATAACTTTGAACCAAGGGTCAATTTGAGGTCGGTTGTGGCGTCACATCCACCCGATACCAATGAAATATCGGTAGAAATTATTTACGATATCATTGGTCTGCCTTCACCGACACAAGAATTAACGTTCATTCTCCAACCAACTAGAGGATAATGGCTTTTACGCAATATACAAACCTCGATTTTGAACAGATTAAAGCCTCTTTGCGTGAATATTTGAGGTCAAACTCAAATTTTACGGATTTTGACTTTGAAGGATCCAACTTATCGATTCTGATTGACACTCTGGCATATAATTCATACATCACAAACTACAACGCTAACATGGTCGCCAATGAGGCGTTCATTGATAGTGCTACTTTACGCGAAAATGTAGTTGCACTTGCTAGAAATATCGGTTATGTGCCTTCTTCAAGAAGAGCTTCAACTGCAAACATCAGTTTTTCTGTTGATTTGGGTACAGGAACTACAAAATCTACAGTAACTCTTAAAGCTGGTCTTGTTTCTCTTGGGAATTTTGCAAATACTAACTACACCTTTGCAATTCCAGAAGATGTAACGTCTCCTGTTGTTGATGGTATTGCATTTTTTACAATTGATATCAAACAAGGTACATATCTGACAAAAGAATTTATCGTTGATGGATCACAAACCAATCAAAGGTTCGTCATTCCTAATCCATATGTTGATACATCAACCATTAGAGTAAAGGTAAAGGATACTTCATCTTCTACAACACAAAAAGTTTACAGCCAAGTTGATAATATTGTTGGAATTAAAACAACGTCCGAAATCTATCTTCTTCAAGAGGTTCAGGATGAAAAATATGAACTTCTCTTTGGTGATGGGGTTATCGGTAAGAAACTCTCATCAGGCAACGTTGTAAACGTCACATACGTCGTTTGTGATGGTGTTAATGGTAATGGTGTTGCCAACTTTGCTTTTACTGGAAAGCTGGTTGACAATGATGGAGGACTGATTACTACTGGAATTTCTGATATTGTAACTAATCAGTCATCAAGAAATGGTTCTGAAATTGAAAGTATCAGCACTATTAAAAATCTTGCTCCAAGAGTCTACGCTTCTCAATATCGTGCAGTAACAGCCAACGATTATGAAGCAATTATTCCAACAATTTACTCAAATGTTGATAGTGTAACTGCGTATGGTGGTGAGGATGCAGATCCACCACAGTTTGGAAAGGTTTTTGTCTCAATTAAACCTAAAAATGGTCAATTTATTTCTGATTTTGACAAGAGAGATCTTCTACAGAAGTTAAAAAGTTATTCTGTTGCTGGAATTAGACCAGAAATTATTGATCTTAAGTATCTTTTTGTCGAATTGGACAGCACTGTCTACTATAACACCAACATGGTAAGTAGTGTCTCTGATTTGAAGACAAAAATTACTAACTCTCTCAATACATATGCATCTTCTGCAGATTTGAATAAGTTTGGGGGTAGATTTAAGTATAGTAAATCCCAAAAAATTATTGATGAGACTGATACGTCAATTACCTCTAATATTACTAAGGTAATTATTCGTAGAAATCTTGAAGCTGACACAAATAACTTTGCACAATATGAATTGTGTTATGGAAATTCATTCCACAACCGTAGAGAGGGATTCAATATCAAATCTACTGGATTTACCGTTGATGGTATAAGTGGGACTTTGTATTTTGGCGATTCTTACGTCAATGATACAACAGGTCGTCTTTTCGTCTTTAGACTGACTGCTACTGGAGAACCAGAAGTGGTTATTAAGGATGCAGGCACCGTAAAATATGACCTTGGCGAAATCCTTATAGATACAATAAGGATTTTATCCACAGTGAAGGATAATAACATAATTGAAGTTCAAGCCATCCCTGAATCCAACGATGTTATTGGCTTGAAAGATCTTTATGTTCAACTTTCTGTTGCCAATAGTACCGTTAGTACGGTACAAGACGTTATTTCCACTGGTGCAAATACGTCAGGCACATCCTTTGTCTCAACTTCCAGCTTCTCAAACGGAAAATATATTAGACAGTAATGATCGACACCGCTTCCAAGAAAGTCCAGATCAATCAGATCGTAAAAAGTCAGTTACCATCATTTGTATCGGAGGAAAACCCACTTTTTGTGGATTTTCTTAAGCAAAGTTATATTGCTCAAGAATTTCAAGGCGGCCCAATTGATATCATTTCAAATCTAAATGAATATCAAAAAGTAGAGACATATAGTGGTAATAATAACCTCATTGGGTTTACTACTTGCACCAGTGATGTGTCTTCTTATGACACAACTATCAATGTCACTTCGACTGCTGGTTGGCCAGAGAAATATGGTCTTTTAAAGATTGATAATGAGATTATTACTTATACTGGCATCACTACGAATTCATTTACTGGATGTGTTCGTGGATTTAGTGGTGTAGAGAGTCTACATAAATCAAATCAACCAGAAAGTTTAGTATTTACTCAAACTGAATCCGATAGTCACATCTCCTCTGTTAGAGTTTTAAATTTAAGTAATCTTTTTCTGCAAGAATTTTGGAAAAAGACAAAAACCCAGTTTTTACCTGGATTTGAAGACAGAACTATTGATAATGCATTAGATAAAGCCAATTTTCTACGTCAGGCTAAAGATTTTTACTCTTCAAAGGGTACAGATGAAGCAGTAAAAATTCTTTTTAATGTTCTTTATAACAAAAGAGCTGAAGTAATCAAACCAATTGAGTATCTGATCGCACCATCGGACGCTGACTATGTTGTAACTTTTGATTTGGTTGCGGAATTAATCAGTGGAGATCCTGATAAGGTAATCGGACAAACTTTATATCAAACAACAGACACCAATACCAATGGGTCTATCTTTAATATTCAAAGTTATCCCAAAAATAACAAACCATATTATCTCATCAGTCTAAGTAGAAATTCCATTACATATCCGTTTGAAGTCACTGGTTCTTCTGCCTTGACGGAATCAGTTTCTATTGGTGCAACTGTTTTAACAGTAGATTCTACTCTTGGATTTGATGATAATGGTTCAATCTATGTTGGAACTGGTCAAACAGTAGGAATTGCAACATATACAAATAAATCTTCAACTCAATTGTTTGGTGTTACTGGAATCACTTCAGCTTATACTGATGGACAACTTGTAAGATCTTCTAACACCATTGTTACTTACGAAAATGGAGATATTAAAAAACCAGTTTATTTTAGATTAACATCTGTAGTTTCTAGAGGCAACATTAATGATGTTGGATTCCTTTCGGAAAATGATGTATTAACAGCGAATAATCTTGGGGATGTTTCATCTTCGACAAACTATAGACTGAATTCTTGGGTACATAACATCAAGACAAAGAGCGATGTTGCAAAAGATACCGCAACTAATACATCAATCATTGATGTCGCCAGTAACACAATTACAACATCAACTCCACATCTTCTTTACCTTGATGATTCGGTAACGTTACTTGATCAAAGCTCTGCTGTGGCTTCAAATGTTAGTGGCACAGTATCTCAAATTGTTAACAACAATCAATTTAAGATTACAATAACTTCTGGAACATTAAGTGTTTCGAAGACTTATGTTGTTAGAAAGAACTTGAACCATGCTTCAAGTAACTCTTCCTCGATTAAAGTATCTGATTATGTTGCAAACGTCCAGAATACTTATTCCAGTATTGATGGTAAAAATGTATATGTAAGTTCTGGATCTTTACCATCATATAAAATCTTTGCAACTAATAGAAGAAAAACATTTACTCCAGCTGATATTAGTGATAATACAATCACGATTAACAGACATGGTTTCTACAATGGAGATCTAGTTACATATTCTCCTGTGTCTGCGGGAACTAGTTCTGTAGTTGGTTTGAATACTGGGTCAACTTATGCAGTAACGAGAATAACTGGCAACGAAATTAAATTATCTCAAAGTAGCTTTGACGCTTCTATTAAGAGATTTGTATCGTTTAGTGGTGGTGGTGGTAACTCTCATCAATTGATTCCTAGAGAGTTAAGTAATAAAAATCTGGTATATCAAAACTTCTTAAGAGAATTCCCCGTAACCCCAGAACTCAAAGAGGTTGAAGAACCTCTTGAACGAGAAAATGTTGGTATGTTTGTGAATGGCGTTGAAGTCGTTTCAAACAGATCTGGTGATGAAATTTATTATGGAAACTTGGTGAATGTTGACGTTGAGAATGGTGGTTCTGGATATGATGTAGTAAATCCACCAAATATTAACATTTCGGATTCTGTTGGATCTGCAGCCACTGCATATGCAGTTGTTGAAAATGGTTCCTTTGAATCTATTGAAGTAACTTATGGTGGATACGATTTAAGAACCGTTCCTTCTATTACTATCACTGGTGGAAATGGATCTGGAGCAACAGCCTCTGGAAGATTAAGAGCTGTAAGAAATGAAAAGACTTTCAATGCTGATTTGGACGTTAATACTACAGACGACCAAATCGGATTCTCTACAAGTCATCTTTTCTACAACGGAGAATCTGTTGTATATGAAAAAGCCACTGGATATGCGGCGGTTGGTGGATTAGTAGATAAGTCAATTTACTATGTTAATAGAGTAAATGACACTCAAGTCAAATTGATGTCAACATATGATGATGCTGTTGCTGGATTGAATCCAATTAACTTAACAAGCAAATCTGCTGGTGTTAATCTCTTAAGATCGACAACATATAGAAATGTTCTTGATAGAGTTATTATTGATAATTCTGGATCTGGATATTCAAATAGAAAAGTCTTAGTTTCTTCGGGTCAATATCCACCATCCGACTACACAACTGTTAATGATGCTAGAAGTGGTATTAATACCGCAAACGACTATATTTTCTTTAAGTCACATGGATTTAAAACTGGTGATCTTGTTGAATACAGAACCACAGGAACGGTTATTGGTGGACTTTCGACCTCACAAAATTACTACGTTTACAAACATAATGATGATAAGTTCTATGTCACAAGTGCTGGGATAGGAACAACTTCAACCACATTACAATTTGATAAAAAACAGTTTATTGATCTAAAGTCAACTGGTTCTGGAACACATACATTTAAATATCCAGATATTTCAGTATCGATTGAAGCCGTATCTGGAACCGCGAATACATCACAATCTTTACCAAGAGTTAGACCTCTTTGTACTGGTAATATTGTTGATGCACAATTAACTAGCACTGGCTCGGGTTATGGTGTAACAGACACTTCAAACGTCCATAGAAGACCTTCTGTGACCATTTCAAATGGTTCTGGTGCCTTAGTAGACGTTGTTGTTACTGATGGGGAAATCGTACAAGCTTTCGTAAAAATTCCTGGAAGTGGTTATGTATCACCACCAACTCTTGAAGTTGTTGGTGATGGTAGATATGCTAAACTTGTAGCAACTACTTCGAATGGTCAAGTCTCTGACGTAACTATCGTAGACTCTGGAAAAGGATATACTCAAAAGAATACAACTGTATCAGTAAAAACTGTTGGGTCTGGTGCAAAATTTAGAGCTGATGTTAAAAAGTGGGAAATTGACTTTGTACAAAAATACAAAGGAACTATTAGTGAAAATGACGACGGTGTAATCGTACCAAGTCAAAATGAAAATTATGGTAATAAGTATGTTCACTCATACCTTTCCAGAAAACTTAGACTTCTATTGGGTGATAATATTGAAGATGATTTCAGTGAAAAGACTACCTTAGAACACTCCCCGATTGTTGGTTGGGCTTATGATGGATCTCCGATTTATGGTCCATATGGATTTGGAACTCCCACTGGAGGTGCTGTCCGCAGACTTAATCCAAGTTACACATTGAGTGCAAAGGCTAATAGACCTCCAACTGCAATATATCCTCTTGGATTCTTTACTAATGATTGGGATTATACCGCAGATGGCGATCTTGATCAATACAATGGAAGATTCTGCAAAACTCCAGAATTCCCAGATGGTGTATATGCATATTTCTGTACTATTGAATCTGGTGATAGTTCAACACCTCCATTTACCAATAGTAGAGAACCACTCTTCCCATATGTTCTTAATGGATATAAGTTTAAAGTAAATGAATTTAACCAAAATCCATCATCTATCCAAAATCTGCCTATTTTAAACAGTGGTAGTG